GCAAGTACTCAAGAGCAATCAGCTAGAATCTGTCCAATAACTTATCATTCAAATAATAAGTTTTCAGAATCAAATTTAGAGTCTTTTAAAACAGGAAAGTTATTAAAATTATGTGCTGTAGAACAACTATCAGAAGGAATTAATATACCTAATCTAAAATTTGGAATAATTATGCACTCTTACGGCAATGAGAGAAAAGCAAGTCAAAAGATTTTTAGATTTCTTAGATTAAATCCAGATGAATGTAGTACTATACACATTTTATGTTATAAAGATACAATTGATGAACAATGGGTTAAATCTGCATTAGAAGGATTTAACCAAGATAAAATACGATATTTATGATTGAACAAATTAGTGTAGACCTAAATAAATTATATGCTAATAAACTTAAATTAGAAGATTATTTCATTTTATTTTGTTTAGTCAACGAAGAAGAAGAACTATTAGTTAAATACACTACAAATTGTGGAGGTATTGATACTAATAGTTTTCAAAGATTAAGAAACTCTGGATTTATTGTTTTAACAAATGAGATAAATATTACTTTTAGTAGTATTAAGATAACAAATCAGACTAAAGAATTATTTAATGTGCAAGATAATACAGATTTTGATACATTATTTAAAGAATTACTGTCTACTTATCCTAATAGTGTTAAAAGAGTTACTGGAGGTACAAGAAGATTACACAATGATCTTGTAAGATGTAAAAAACTATATAAAGCTTCTTTGGTTAGTTCTAAAAATATAGATTTACATAAGAAAATATTATTATGTATCCAATTGTATTACAGAGAACATTTGAAAGACAATAAACAAGAGTTTATGCAGTTATTAGCTACTTTCTTATCTCAAAGAACTTGGGAACAATATCTTAATGAAGTTACTAAAATAGAAGTATTACCAAAATCAAACACTGACTATGACGCAATTTAAGCAGAGAATAGAACAAGGATTATCTGGTGAGTATACTGGTTTATCTAACGGATTTAATAGAATTAATAAGTATATTTATAATATTCAAAGAAGTTGTTATACCTTAATTGGTGGACTTTCAGGAAGTTCAAAAACAACTCTATGTGATTTTATATTATTAAACGGTTTACAAGATGCTAAAGCTAAAGGTATTCCATTTAATGTAACTTATTATTCCTGGGAAATTGATGAAGTAAGTAAAAAAGCTAATTGGCTATCTATTATTATTTATAATAAGTATGATAGAGTAATATCTCCTCAAACAATTAAAGGCTTAGGTGATTCTAGATTAACTGAAGAAGAAAAGCAGATAGTCTATGATGAATTACCAGAACTTGAAGAGCTATTTGAAAAAATAGATTGGCATTGGGTACCTGTTAATCCTACAGGATTGTATCATCTTTGGTGGAAAACTATGTCTACTAAAGGTGAGTTTACAATGATGCCATATACAGATGAGGAAGGTAATGCTAAAGAAAAGATTGTTAGTTGGAAAGCTAGCAACAAAGAAGAATACAATATTGTAGTATTAGATCATATGGCTCTAGGTCGTTTAGAAAGAGGATTTAATCTTAAACAGAATATTGATAAAATGTCTGAATACATTGTTGCTTGTAGAAATATGTTTAATATGACATTTTTTATAGTTCAACAATTTAATCAAGGTTTGAGTTCAGTAGATAGATTGAAGTTTAAAGGTGCAGACATTAGTCCACAGCAAACTGATTTCAAAGATTCTACTAATCCTTATCAGGATAAAAATAAAAATTATGTAATAAATTTTGATAATTCATAGAAATTCGTTATATTTGTATATGATAAATAGAAAATATAGTTATGAAAACTTCATATCCTTATATAATCAAGGATTAAATGATGTCAAAATTGCAGAGATACTTACAGTATCACCAAAAACAATACAAACTTATAGAGTTAAGTTACAACTACCTGTACAAACATTTCATTATGAATTAACAGATTTTCAAAGATCTGTTTTAATAGGAACAATGTTGGGTGATGGACACCTTAGAAAAAACAAAGATAGTTATAATGTATCTGGGTCTATGGGACATTGTGTTGAACAAGAACAATATGTTAAATATAAATATTCTTTATTAAAAGAATTATCTGTATCTGAACCTAAAATTTATAAAAATAAGGTTAAAGATAAAAGAAATGATAATTTATACGAAGGATGTTATCTTTATTTTAGAGGAAATAGTGGATTAAATTGGTATTATAATAACTTTTATATAAAAGGTGTTAAAAGAATAACAAAAGAAATCTTAGAATATTTTGATGAAGTTTCTTTAGCTTTCATGTATATGGATGATGGTTATAAAGCAACTTCGGGAGGTTATTATATTGCAACTAATTGTTTTAATTTAGAAGATTTAGAATTATTTAAATCTAAATTGAAAGAATTTAATATAACATGTAATATAGATAAACTTCATAGAGTATATATTCCTACTAAAAATAAAGAAATATTTAACAAGCTTGTTAAAAAATGGATGATACCAAGTATGTATTATAAATTACATAATTCTGCAGTCCTGAATAAACAAGATGAATTGCTGGAAAACCCTATCACAGTCTGTGAGGGCAATCAGCAGCCAAGCTTGAGTAGTAATACTCTTGAAGGTTCAACGACTAATTCCCAAATCCAAACAGATAATGCTGAGGATAGTAATGGAAACACGAGCGTCTTGCCCTTTAATATTGATTCTAATGGCTTTTCAACTATAATAATTGATGATAATATAGTTAAATGGAAGCCCATGAAAGGAATTGATTATTAAAGGTGATGATATAGTCTAAACATTATAGTAATATAATGAAATATAGGATAAAGAGCCTATATGATAATAAAATTGGCAGATGTAGTATTAGGATTAATGAATGCTTACAAAATGGATCTAGAAACTAGTCTAACTTATAATATTAAAGTGGATGGATTTCCAGGTAATTTAAAAGGTAAATACAGACTTCTTAAGGTAATTAAGAATCGTTTAGGTCAAGATAATATATCTATAGGTCTGTATACTAAACCAGAAGCTGGTTACTTTGAAGAGTTACCAAAAGAAATGACATCTGAAGATTACACAATGTACTTAAACAAATAAAATGGGAAGAATTATATTAGCTATTGGTACACCTGGTTCAGGTAAGTCAAGAGCAATTTTAAATTTAGATGAGAATACAACTCTATTAGTTAAACCTAATAGAAAAGAGTTACCCTTTAGGGGTGGTGCTGTGAAATACAGTACAGAAAAAGGTAATGTAGTAAATTGTGCTACATTTCCAGAGCTTAAAGTAATATTAACTAAAGCTAATGAAGGTACCAAATTTAAAACCATTGTAATAGAAGATTTTACACACTTCTTAACAAATAGAGTCATGGCTGATTCTAAGATTAATGGGTTCTACTAAAATTGAAGCTCAGGATAAACCTATTTAACTGACTGGAAACTCCTTAGAGTCTTACACACTCCCTACAACAGTAATGATTGTAGTATAGTAAAAGAAGTAAGAATTGGACAATCAGCAGCCAAGCATCTTTATGAGATGAAGGTTCAACGACTATCGAAACACATATTTTATATAAATATGAATGGAGTAGAGTAGATAAATTTTAGTCGAAAATTTGTCGAAAAGGTAGGTTATTATCTTATCTTTGTAATAAAATAAATAATATGAGAAAAATTAATGGTAAATTAACAAAAGAATATCGAGCTTGGAAAGCAATGAAAGCTAGATGTTATTCTAATTGTCACAAAGATAAAAATTATCAATTGAATAATATTCAAGTTTGTGATAGATGGAAAAATTCTTTTGAAAACTTTTTACAAGATATGGGAATATCTCCTGAAAATTATTCTTTAGATAGAATTGATAATTTAGGAAATTATGAACCAAATAATTGTAAATGGTCAACAGTTAAAGAACAAACCTCTAATAGAAGTGATTTTAATTTAAAATACACTTATAATGGAGAAACAAAAATACTTTCTGAATGGGCTGAGTTATATAATTTAGATTATAATAATTTACATAAAAGAATATTTAGAAGTAATATGTGTTTTGAAGAAGCTATTGTTTATAACAATTTAAAATTAATTTTTTATAAAGAAGAATTTAAAACTGCTCAAGAATGGAGTAAGTTATTAAATATACCTTTAAGTATTATTTATGATAGAAAGTCAAAAGGTTGGGCATCTGAAAGAATGTTTGAACAACCAATTGGTACAAAGAAAAAGATAATAAAAGATATAGTCTAACATATAATGAAAGTTATGTGATATTTTGTTCAAAAATGGTCAGATTTAGCTGTAGATGTATTTCAAGGCTTAATTAAAATGGAAGAAAAGCTACGTGATGATTTAAATGTGATAGTGATAGGACATACTGAAAGAAGTACTAATATGAATGGTGATACAGAAATTACTCTACAAACTGTAGGTAAATTATTGGATAACCAAATTAAAATACCTTCTTACTTTACTTATGTTCTTCATGCTGATGTAAAAGAAGTGAATGGAAAGATGGAATATTCATTTTTAACTAATTATGATGGATTAAGACTTGCTAAATCGCCAGAAGGTTGTTTAGAAAAGTTTGAACCAAATGATTATAAGTTAATCTTGGATAAAATAGCAAAGTATCAATCTGGAGAATAACCTTTTTCAGATCAATTTAAATTATTAATTATAAAAAACAACAATTATGTTCAATTTTGAAAACGCAGAAGTATCTAAAGGTAATTACAAAGAAACTATTAAACCAGGTATTAGTATTGTTAAATTAACAGCTATTACTAATGGTCTTAGTTCACAAAAACAAACTCCTTATTTAGAGTTTACAGTAGAAGATAATCATGGTGCTGAATTAAAGCAACAATATT